CTCGGTATCTAGTTTACCAAACAGGTTAAACCAGACCGCAGTATTCCACTGCGCCCAATCGAACCCCCTCTCCTCGCGGAGAGAGGGGTCAGACCCGCGTAGATCCCAGTTATGGGTTACGCGTAACTTTGGCTGGTATAAGGTTCGGTTAAGCCTAACCGCAATCCTCTCCCCAGCTATACTACCATTCAAGGTACATGTCAACAACCCGTCAGGGTTATAAACAAGGTCCTTGAAACCTTTAGGAGTAATCAGAAAGCCATCCCCTAGTTTATAGTGTTGCCCTTTCGCCACATAGCGGTGGTAGCAAATGCTACCGTGATTCCGCTTGCGCAATTGGGTCGTCACCATTGACCAGGGTAACTTTAAACCACTGTCGGCATTTTCGTCGAACGGTACAGGAACCCACTTAACAGAGTCAAGGAGGTATGATACGAGGTTCGTCAAAGGGATGCCTTGAATGGCAGACCACTCGTTCAGGTTATTGATAGCAGCATAACGCTGTCCTAAGTTAGATAGATCTTTTAGGAAAATCGGTCTAACAGGCTCACCACAGAAGTAGTCAGCACCACAGGACTCGCGAAACGGACCTTCAACAAAGGTCTTCTCCGTGTTAGCAGTGAACCCAAGTAACGTCAGGAGCCGTAAGACATCTTGCGATATCTCCCGAGGGACTATTATGTCGTCCCCGAATACACCATAGTTACCAGGGTCAGCAGCCTTCGGTTTTCGCAACCGGAGACCACGGAACCGCGCACACGCAGACACAACGCACATGAACAATATAGTTTCAAGAGGGAACGTTGAACCGTTTCCCATCGAAGAAACCATAGACAGTCTGTGCCACTCGTCCTTACCTAACTGTACCTCCTCTGACCTGATGGTTTTGAGGATGCTTACGATTTCGCTGGGCAACATTGCCTCGAGCATCTTAAGCGATACGGTATCGGAAGCCTTGGATAGGTCGATAGTTGCGAAGCTATCTTCCAATGAACCAAGACGGGCGAGTTCTCTATTACGATCTGCTTGACATTCCAGGTCGATTCCGAAGCAGCGCTTCAATCGGTCCCGGAGTATGCCTTCTAGCCCCAGCTGATAAAACATGTTCAGCGAGGGTTCGATGCAAATAGTCCTAGATATTGTACGCTTTTTAGGTACAAAGCTGATCTTACTACCTCGAACGATGGTACAATCCCCAAACGTGAACGCACGGCTAAATTCCGCTTGTGCCCACGTCGGAAACTGTTCTGTCCACCGAATGTACATTTCGTACAAAAGAGGATCTGTTGTCGTTAAAGGCCCAGCAAACATTTTCGCATAAAGCGATGTGCCTGTTGAACCAACCGATGACCCAGGTCCACACCTACCACGATCTAAGAGATCATATAAGGAGTGAATTAAGGGCAACCCTTTCGGATTAAAGAAGTCGTAACAGGCGCGTTTAAATTCGCCTATCAAAACTTCGTCCTTCGATGACGACATGGCTAGGGACCAAGCTTCACAAGCTGAGTCGCTTGCTAAGAAACCATCAAGAGCCTTCGCGTCCGCATCTTTCTCTACGTCCTCAAGGTGTTTCGCCAAGAGGTTGTGGTAGAGTGCGTGACACGCGAATTCCTTTTTAGTCATCCCCGGCCATGGATCTACCTGATCGAAATCAGATAAAAATGGCTTCAGATCTTCTCTGAGATTTGATAAAAGAGCTTGAGATACAGTGCTCATCGAGTTCTCCTCCAGTATGAATGTTACCTACCGTTAGGTAGGTGCTTGCCAATATCGGTCCGGCCAGAGTTCTGCGTCATAAAATTTCAAAACGCAGTTCTGGAAGTGGGAATCACGTCCAATGACAGACCCGGTAGGGTAGCCACTGGCATTCCGAGCTCTTCGACCCCAAATTGGGCCGATAGACCATGGTGAGCACGTTAGGGCGATACAGTAGTTGTCGTCTCCAAAGAGTCGACGATACCGCGCATACATGCGGAACACGCTGCGGATTGATATCCTAGGATGACCGACAGTAGTACCGTCGTTAGTAAAACGCCTTGTGATAAGGATTTGGGAACTTTCTGAGATAGAAGTTTCCACACTAGAAAATCCTACAAGCTACCGTTTATTAACAGGTCGCCAATACCACTCGACTGATTCGACAGGACGCCGATCAGAAGAGAGACAAGCGCACGTACGTTTTCCGGATCCGTAAAGTCACCGCCTGCTGGAATTGAAAACTCCAAGCGAGCGATGGCCGGCAGGGCAGGAGCGTCAGTGTAGGGCAAGATGCCTTTACGAACGTTCATGCGGAACACATTACGTGGTACTGGAGAGATAACCCCCGTTATAGGGTTCGCAGCGCCGAGACTTTTTAGGACTCGTTCGCGTGCAAACATAAACGTGAAAGGGTTACCGATAGAGTGTACGAGAACTCCGGTTTGCGTACCGCCAAGTGCGGATACGGTCCATTGTTTCGTGAACTCGGGAGCTGTATCAGAAGTGATAGTATACGTAGGCGAGGTAAACCCGCTCTGCGCACCACCAGTTATGACACCAGAAGGAGAAAATGACATTTAAAGAGATTCCTCTATAGTTAGTCAGTTAATAAACTACGTTGCTTTGCCAAGACTGAGAGCGGCTAAGTTAAGCCACTTTTTAGATCCGACCCCGGGAATCTCCCAGGTGAAATCGGGTACTAAGGAGCCAAAATATTGGCCTCTATCCCAGCGAAACGACGTAAAGTGTACACTTTCGGGTTGCACAAAATGCGTTCCTACCTTGTAGTTACTGTCCCAAAACTTGAAAGTTCCGTTTATGGTACGTCGTATGGTACGACGATACCGGGTTCTATCAGTCCAGGCAATGTAACTACGTCCGGCGGACCACGCACTAACTATGTCTCCTATATTAGTAAAATAGTCGACAGCGAACGAGTATGGAATCAGCTCCCAGGCCGTAGGCAGTACGTCTCTCCAAGAGAGACCATAGTACCGCCACGAATCCTGTGAGGAGGCTGGATCCCATCTCACACGCCCACGATAGCGAACCTTATCATGATGGAAGTCCCATTGGGGGATCTCCAGATGTAGAGGGCCGTATGTGGGGGTATTGGTGATATGCCACTCTTTCGAATCGTCGGAGGCCTTGCCTACGACGGGTATAAGGCGCACTGCTGGATCATACCAGCGAGTAAGTGCATCCATACCGGAATCGATATCACCAATCAGAGGTTGCCATCCAAAGACAGCCTCTAACCATGTGTCCGACACGACTCTATGCCTTTTGGCACTTCCAGCACGCATTCCACGAACCTTTTTACGGGTTTTATGGATATGCGACTGGACGCGTTTCCGCAGAGTCTTGGCCGGGTTCTTTATTTGTCTAAGTACTTCATTGAGCTCGCCCAGGAATGTTAATCCCTGGAAGGCATTGAGAATGCCCTGAGCGTTTTTGACGTACCTAGACAGTGCTTCCTGCTCGAGAGATGACATAGTGGTAAGCAATTGGGGCACAGGCGGTGAAGCCTGGATCCCATTGGAAAAATTGCCATTCCACCACCACCCTTCATCGTTTTCAGCATTAAAGTATGCGGGTTTATAAGACCCGTGCCTTTTCATGCCTGAACGAGGGGTGGTTGCGCAATGCCCATTTGCTATAACCTGACGCCAATTTGGCAACTTCACCGAAGCTGTCAAACTGAAGTCATTAATATAGCTGAAGGGACGGACCACAGTAGATTCACTACCGTCGATCCCATTACGCTTTTCGTAGCTACTAGTAGCATCGAAAGTGTAAGTCGTCATCTCAAGACCCCCCTGTGTTAATAAGGGGGGTTCCCAAAAACCAACGCGTTTTTAACACGCAAATTTTCGGTCGGCGAGCATGGATTGCTCCAAAGCGGCCGAGGTCGCGTGACTCAATCACAACTTGTGAGCATGCTATCCAACTCGTCTTGCAACGAGACCAGTTTCGCATGCAGCCTCTGAAGACTTTTTATGTCTTCGGCTACGGAAGTCACCATCTGTTCCAAGGAAAGCTTTCGCTTACCTTCAGATGGCAATGACCCAGAATCCCATTTATAGGGAAACTGTTCCCATTCACAACTATACTTATATTTGCTAGTCAGCATATTATTGCTCCGGTTTTTTACGCCGGATTAGGATCTCTCCTAGGACCAGCTTGTATAAGTTAAGCAGCCTAAAACTATCACTAGCTTCGGCTATCGTGATCGGCAGCCCCTTCGG